TCGGCAATCTTATCAAAGCTAAGACTGCTAAGTCGCGTCTGAGTAAGGAGAATAAGGATGTTACGGTGCGTCTCTATTACGATGAGCGTGGTCTTGATCGTTATTATGGTCTTCTTGAACTCGGTGAAATCGGTGGACTTTGGAAGAATGTCGCAGGACGTTACGAAATTGATGGCAAAAAAGTCTATGCCAAAGCAATTCTCAAAGAACCCGAAACCTATTTCACTCCAGAAGTGATGGAGAAACTTGATGAGATTGCTAGACAAGAATTTAGTTACGGGTTGTGATAAAAATCTTAAAAACAGGAATAAACGTAAACAAAGTCGTAGAGCAACTTAAAAAACATCCTCAGGACTGGGACCATCAGAAACATCTGAAGGATTCTCAGTCCTTAGTTGATAGGGGATTTGCTGACTTGCCAGTAAGTGCTCTTCAACTTATAATGGGTGGAGTCAAAAGTAATGATGACTTTGTTGGTGATTCTGAAATTTGTATCAAAACTCCAGCATATTCTCATCACAGTGAGATACGAAAGATTATTCGTAAGCACTTTGGGAATAGAGAAATACATCGATGTGGATTTCTTTCACTTCCTGTAGATGAGATTGTGGGAGCTCATATTGATGAGGGTACTTATTATCTAAGTAGAGATAGATATCATCTTTCTATAGTTGGAACTTATCAGTATTTTTGTGGTACTGATACTACTATTGTTGAACCAGGAACTCTTTTGTGGTTTAATAATAAACTACCTCATGGAACCGTTAACATCGGTGATGAGACAAGAATAACATTCGTTTTTGATATGCCGCATGGACAAAGTTGAGTTTCTAATTCTTCGTAATCTTCTTCATAATGAAGAGTATGTTCGCAAAGTTATTCCTTTCATTAAGGGAGAATATTTCGAGGATACCAATCAAAAAATTGTATTTGAAGAAATTTTAAAGTTTATTCAAGAGTACAATGAACCTGCAACAAAAGAGGTTCTTTGTATTGAAGTAGAGAAGCGTCAAGATATTAATGATGAGCAGTTTAAGGAAATCACTCATGTAATTGGATGTCTTGATGATGTTCCAGCGGAGTTTAATTGGTTAGTAGATACTACTGAGAAGTGGTGTCGTGATCGCGCCATTTATCTTGCACTTATGGAATCTATCCATATTGCAGATGGTAAGGATGAGAAGAAAAATAGAGATAGTATCCCTACAATTTTGTCAGATGCTCTGGCAGTATCTTTTGACACTCACATCGGACACGATTATCTGTTAGACTATGAGCAACGTTATGAGTCCTACCATAAAAAGGAAGACAAAATTGAATTTGACTTGGAATACTTCAACAAAATTACAAAAGGTGGTTTGCCTAATAAGACTCTCAACATCGCTTTGGCTGGTACAGGTGTCGGAAAAAGTCTCTTTATGTGCCATGTTGCTTCTTCCGTCTTATTGCAAGGCAGGAACGTTCTCTACATCACTCTTGAAATGGCGGAGGAACGAATTGCTGAGCGAATTGATGCCAACCTGCTCAATGTACCTATTCAAGACATTACTGATCTACCCAAGAAGATGTTTGAGAATAAGGTTACCAACCTTGCAAAGAAAACTCAGGGAACTCTTATAATTAAGGAATATCCTACTGCTTCTGCCCATGCTGGACACTTCAAATCACTTCTCAATGAACTTGCATTGAAGAAGTCATTCCGTCCAGATATCATCTTTATTGATTATCTAAACATCTGTGCTTCTTCTCGCTATCGCGGAAATAGCAATATCAATTCTTATACCTTTGTCAAAGCAATTGCTGAGGAACTTAGGGGGCTAGCAGTTGAATTTAATGTCCCAATTGTCTCCGCTACTCAGACTACTCGCTCAGGTTATGGTTCTTCTGATGTTGAACTTACTGATACTAGTGAGTCCTTTGGTCTTCCTGCTACTGCTGATCTTATGTTTGCCCTTATTAGCACTGAAGAGTTGGAGGGGCTTGGGCAAATCCTTGTGAAGCAACTGAAGAATCGTTATAATGATCCTACAATTCATAAGCGTTTTGTGATTGGTATTGATAGGGCTAAAATGCGTCTTTATGACTGCGAACAATCTGCTCAACAAGATATCCTTGACAATGGAAAAGATGAAGAGTATGATTATGAAGAAAAGAAACCTAAGAAATCATTTGAGGGATTTAAATTTTGATGACTGAAAATAAAGTTATTGATAGCAATAAGTATATTGAGTTTGTTCGCCAAACTACAAGTCCTGCTAGCAGCGACTTCGCACAACTTCTGTCGCGTATGACCGAACTTGAAGCAGCAAATGATGCTGATGTTCCTCGTCTTCTGACTGCTGCTCTTGGTATTAGTGCTGAATGTGGAGAACTAGTAGAAATTATCAAGAAAATTTTATTGCAGGGAAAATCTTATAATGAGGATAATGTTGTTCATATGAAAAAAGAAGCAGGTGATGTGCTTTGGTATATGTCTCAACTTTGTATTGCTCTTAATACTTCATTTGAAGAACTGATGGAAATCAATTATCAAAAACTATCTGCAAGATATCCTGAAGGAACTTTCTCTGTATATAAGTCAGAAAATAGAGCAGAAGGAGATATTTGATTTATGGAGGTTGAAAAACCTCCTTTTTTGTTAATTCTGTAATCTCTATAATTTATAAATAATAATAGAGTTAGATAGAATTATGAATTATATTGTTTATGCGTATTGTAATGAATTTAATAAATTTTATTATATTGGTAGAGGTAGAATTGGTAGAGAAATTGAAAATCATAAAAGGGTAAAAGTTCCTCCAAGAAATAAAATTTTAATATTGCATAAAAATCTAACCAAACAAGAAAGTGTTGATTATGAAAAAGGTTTAATTAAATTTTATGGAAGAAAAATTGATGGTGGAATATTAGAAAATTTAAGTATAGGTGGGCATTGTGGTTCTGAAGGAGTTCCTCCTTGGAATAAAGGTAAAAAATGTGAATATATTTCAGAATCAAATAGCAGAAGAACCGGAGAATTACATCCTTTTTATGGAAAACCTTTACCAAAAGAGATGAGGGATAAGATTAGTCAATCTAATAAAGGAAAAAAACATACTGAAGAATCAAAAAATAAAATTAGTGAGAGTAATTTTGGAATTAAGAAAACAGAAGAGCATAAAAAGAATATAAGTAAAGGTAAAAAAGGTATGAAACAATCTGAAACTCACAGACAAAATAATTCTAAAAGTAAGTGTAAGTTTTTATATAAAATTGAAACTCCAACTGGAGAAATTATTGAAATTGAAAATATGAGAAAATTTAGTATTGAAAATAATCTTCCTCCAGCGTCTATGCATAGGTTATCTACTGGTCAGTATATTGAATATCGTGGATATAAATTAGTCGATAAAATTGAGTTAATAGTAAAACCAACTTGACTTTATTTTTTTGTGTGCTATAATCAAATAGAAAAGGAGAAAATATGAAAACACTAACATCTTTCGTTGCTCCAGAAAAATCAAAGTTTATGTTTCAAAGCACATCGCAAGGACCTGTAATGTGGGTTGTATCTGATGAAGGAAATGAAAAACTTTTTAGGTTTCGTGGAAAGACAATCCGAGATAAAGATAAAAAGTTTAAGCATATGAAATATTATTTGGAGGAAGTATGAGTAAACTAACACAAAATCAAATTGAAACTCTTGAATATTCTTTCTCACACCTTGACATAAATTTTGAGGATGTTCCATCAGCAAAAATGCATGGAACTATGGAAGGAATTCAACAGCAACTTGATAGTGGTTCTGATAGAATTTTCTATTCTTATAGAAATCATACTGGTGGAATTACTATTAGTTTTATGAAAGTTGGTGAGGAAACTGAAGAGAGTGAAGAAGCACTCAATAAGATTAGAGAAAGTATTAGAAAAGGTTGGAAAGAATTGCACGAATTTAGAGTTAAAAAAGATACATTTACTGGAAAATTGTGTGACTATAATTTAGTGGAGGAAGTATGAGTAAAGTAAGTGTAGAGATGTCTGTCCGTGCTGCAGCAGCAGTCCGTCAAGTTCTGTTTGAAGCGCAAAAAGGATACACGACAGATGTTACCACAACACCTACTCGTATCTTTGAACTCCGTGAAGTAATTGCTGACATTGATGATGCGATTGGCAAAGTGGTTGAGTAACTCTTTGGATTCTCTTTTTATAAATAACTAAAAAGTATTTGTAAAAAAATGGATTCTAAAGAACTTAGGGGTTTGTGCGAAGCATATACTGCAGTATATGACGAAGATCTTAGAGACGAACTCGAAGAAATGTCAGATGAGTTTGCTGGCATTGAAAATCTTTCAGATGAAGAAATCGACGCAATTGTAGAAGAAACAATTGATGAGATGCTTGAAGAAGGATATAACTTTGATGAAGTTGAAGAGATCTTTGAAGAAGTTCTTTCCGAAGCAGCAAGAGGAATGGATCGTGCTGCAGCAAGACGTGAGTATATGAGATCTTCTGAGGCGGCTGCTAAGGAAGCAAGGAAGCGCGGCGCTGCAGTTGTTAAAAAGGAAAAGAGAGCAGAAAAAATTGCTAAAGTAAAGGGTGCAGTTAAGTCAGCACTTGGTAAAGCAAAAGCAGCAGTTAAATCTGGAGTTTCAAAAGCAAGAGAAGCAGGAAAAGAAGCAAAGTTCCGTGCAGTTGATAAACCAGTTGCTGCATATGCAACTAAGAGAAATCTTCACCCTGCAGCAGGAATGGCTGCAAGATCAAAAGATCCTGCAAAGAGAAGAGGATTAAGAGCAAAAGTTGCTGCAGACATCAAGGGCAGAATTCAAAAGAAAATTGCTAAGGCACAGGTAGATACTGCTGCTGCGGCAAGAAAAACAGGACAGGCAGCATCTGATGTTGCAGGAAGAGCAAAGCAAAGTGCTAAGAATCTTGCAGCAAGAACCAAGCGTAGTGCTAAGAGCATGATTGGTAAAGCAGCAAGATCAGTCGCAACTGGCGCTGGAAAAGTTGCATCACGACTTGGTGAAGACGTTGATGTATTTGATACAGTTCTTGAATATCTTGAAACAGAAGGATATGAAAATCCTGAGCAAATGATGACTCAACTTTCAATCGAACAGATTGATGCTATTCTTGAAGCAACCTATTCTGCAAAGCGTGATTGATATAAACTTCAAAATTTGATAATAAAAAAGGAGGGGTAAAACCCTCCTTTAACTTTATTTGGAACTTACAAAATCGTTAATGATTTCTGCTTGTTCTAGAACTTGATTGAGTGTTGGAAAATCTGGGTAATCCATCGGTACTTCTTTTTTCTCAACCTCATTCCAACGAACAGCAGTATCATACTCAACACTAAACTGATCATTTAACATACTGTATGCCTGCTTAAATATTTCAAAGCGAAGTTCATAAGGTGTCATATGTATTCTCCTAATGTGTGTGATGTGTGTTTCCACGAAGATATTATAACACATAATAAATAATCACGGAAGGTTGCTCTAACCCCTTGACTTTTTAGTTGAGGGGTTTTAGAATTCTTATATTCGGGGATATAGCTCAGTTGGTAGTAGCACTTGCTTTGCAAGCAAGATGTCATCGGTTCGAGTCCGATTATCTCCATAAATAATAAAAAATGGCAAAAAAATAAATAAAGGTATAAGATTAAACAATATGAAGAATTTCTTCCAATTTTTATCTGAGGCAGGACAGTCGCAAGCATCAATGCAGGCGTCTAAACTTGGATTAAAAAGTGATGGACACGGCGGTTGGTTAGATACCCGTGGAGAGTTTGTTGCAAAAACAGAACAGGGTAAATTAAAGTTTTTTAATCAGAGACAGAAGATTGGTGCAAAAGATCCAAATCAAGTTAGAACACCGACATCTCAACAGGTAGCAGCAACTCAAGTAAAACCAAAACCTCAAGCAGCACCTGTATCACCGACTGCAGGTAAAAAACAAGAACAAGAAAAATCAGAAGAACGTGGTGATACAGTAACGATTGTATTTGGTAGATTTAATCCCCCAACAATTGGACACGAAAAACTTCTGAAGACTGCCGATAAGATTTCTGTTGGTGGAGATTTAAAAATTTATCCATCAAGATCCAATGATCCTAAAAAGAATCCATTAGAGGCAGATACTAAAATTTCTTATATGAGAAAGATGTTCCCAGATTTTGGTGAACGTATTATTAATGATCCATATATGAAGACGATTTTCGATGTTCTTGTTGCTGCAAATCAAGAAGGATATCAAAACGTAAATATTGTTGTTGGTTCTGATAGGCAAGCAGAATTTGAAAATCTTGCTCAAAAGTATAATGGTGACTTATATACTTTTGATTTAATTAACGTTGTCTCTGCTGGTGTTCGTGATGCGGATGCTGAAGGCGTAGAAGGGATGTCGGCATCCAAGATGAGAAAGGCGGTAATGGATAATGATTTTGCAGCATTCCGTAGAGGAACACCAAAGACATTAGATGATGGCGATACTCAGGCATTATTTGATGCAATTCGCCAAGGAATGAAAATTAAAAAGACAAAAGTTGTAAAAGAAAAATATGAACTTTGGGAAATTGCTCCAAAGTGTGACATGAAAAATCTTCGTGAAAATTATATTAGAAATAAAATTTTTAGACTTAGCGATAGAGTTCAGAATTTAAATACCGGATTGATTGGCGAGGTAATGCGTAGAGGAACTAATCATCTCATTTGTGTAACCGAAGAAGGATATATGTTCAAATCATGGATTAAAGATTTGATGGAATATACTGAAGTAAAGATGGATAGTCCGATGAGAGATAAAATTCATCCTAATACTTTGGTTGGTACATTGGGTGCTTTTAAACATTATGCAAAAATGACTCCTGGTGCAATTGGAACAAATAAACAATATCTTCAAATTGGTGGAAATGCATATGGTGTCAATTTCATAAATAAGTATAAGGCAAAGAAAGTAAGTACTTATTAAGATGTCAACTAATCCTCTGAATGATATCTCCAAAGTTTATTTGGAGCAGGTTGTTTCACCAAAAGTTGAAGAAGGGTATCAACCAATTGGTAAAGAGCAAGAAAATAGAATGTATCGCCGTGCAGGAAACCTTGCCCGCACATCACTTTCTTCGACTGGCAATCAAAAATTAACAGCGGCAACGAAATCGGCAAGAATTGTGAGTGCTATTACTCGTCAGAAAGAAAGAGAGCGTTTTGATAGGATTGGACAAGATCCAACACATAATGAAGAGGCAAAGAAACCAAACGATGGTAATCTTGCAAACAACTATCCTCCATATGATAAAGTAACTAGAGGTGATGTAATTGCTGGAAGACTTGGAAAAGATGAAATGGGTGGAAAGAAAAAGAATAAAAATGTAAGAGAAGGATTCTCAAATTGGAGAGAAGATTTAAGTGAAGTCATGTCTTCCGTTGAAAAGGAAGATGGTGATGTAAAAATCACTGAAAAGAAAGTACAAAATAAAGTCAAAACAAGTGCGATGGGTGGAGGAATTAATCTTCCAGAAGCAGTGCAAGGTATTGGTGGGACCTTGGTTGAGATGGTAGAAATTGGTGAAGAGTTCATTTACGAAAGTGTTAATATTGCTGCTCAGTATTTTTGTGAACAAGGATTAAATGAATATGGTATTGATATTCTTATTGAAGAACTTGGATTAGAGGACTTTGCTGCATTTGTTTTTGAACTTGCAGAAGACTACACTATTATTGAAGCAAGAGCGGGTGGAGTAAGAGTAGAGCCTGTTACTGCTAAGGGACAAAAGTTTAAGTCTGGAAAACCAACTGGCAAATCTTTAGCAAGACTTCGTGCCCAAAAAGCAGCAAGAAAAGAAGCAGAAGCAAAGGCATCTGCGGCAAAACCATCTGGAATGAAAGCAGCACTTCAAAGACAATCTGCAGTTGCAAGTGCCAAAAAACAACAACCAAAGAAAAAGGGAGTTCTAGATAGAGTTGCTGGTGCCGTTCTAAAAGGAATGGAAAGACATCAGCAAGCAACTTCCGCTGCACGTCAAGCATTCCAAACGGGAATGCAAAGACATAGAGCAGCAACTTCAACCGCTTCAAATCTTGCTAAAGAAACTGGTAAGACAGCTGTTAAGGCAGGAAAAGTAGCAGGACATTTTGCTAAGAGTGCTGCTTCTGGAGCATCTCAAACTGCTAAAGGAATTAAAAAGGCAGTTGTTGGCGAAGAGACTGAACTTCAAGAAAAGATTACTGCTAAGACTGATATGGGAATGGCAATCAAGGACTTCTATGCTTCCAAGTCTCCTCAATTAGCAGGAAGAACCAAGGAAGAAAGAAGAAAGGCTGCGATTGCTGCTGTTCTTACTGCTCGTCGTGGTGGTAAGAAACTTGGTGAGCAGGCAATGGAAATGCAACCAAAGACTCAACCAGAAAAACCACAAAAACCACAAAATACTGCTGCAATTAATCAAGTTTTATTGGCTAAGCAGCAAGCTGATACCGCTCAAAAAAACTTAGCGGCAAGACAAAGAATGGCAGCTCAAAAGGGAGTTAACTTATCATCTTTAACCTCTGGATACGAGCCAGAAGGTGAAGTTATTGGGGAAGAGGATTATGATACGATGAAAGATCGTCATCTTGAAAGAGGTGGAATGGGTGCCCGTTCTTCAACTTCTCCTGCAAAAACATCTACTGCAAAACCACAAACAGATGCGGAAAGAAAGGCATCGATGGCAAAACAGAGAGAAAACGCAAGAAAAGCACTTGAATTAGTAAGACAACAAACTCTGTCGAAATATGGCAAGGGGTCTTTAATGTGATTCAATACTAAATAGCTCAGGATACTCTCAAACGGAGGACATCATGGGCGCAGTAGTTGGGATTGTAAAACCAATCGTACTTCAACTTGCTTCACATCCAGCAGTTAAGAATCTTGTTATTGAACTTCTTGAAAAGTATGTAAAATCCACCGATAACAGTATTGATGACATGGTTCTTCTCACTGTTAAGGAACTTCTCTTCAAGCCACAAGCTGAAGGATGATTACCTGCTTTTTAACTAACTGGGGAGTAACCATTGCTTTAGGTCTTTTGCTAACTGCTTCCGAGTGGTTAGCAAAAACAAAAAGATTTGAAGAGAATGGATTACTTGACGTTTTAACGAACTTTTTAAAAGTAGTTTTACGTAAGGAGACTAAAAAGTAACGTCTCCTTTTTTTATAAATATTTCTACGACAAATTAATTTACGGAAGAAAGACATGGCACTCTGGGGAAATAATGATGCTAAAGGTGCTGGTGGTACAGTAACTTTAGATTATGATACTCTTATTGTAACTGGCAGTGGAACCACATTTGGGCAAGTTGGTGCTGCTGCTACCGGTAATGTTATTAGATTTGGAAGCAGAACTGGTACTTATTATGGTGATGCAGTAATCGTTGGGATTGCTAGCACCACTAATTTGACAATTGACTCTACTGCTGGACTTAATGGAGCCGCAATTTCTGGTGCTGCATTCCAAATTTCTGAGTCTCCAAAGTTCGCAGTCTTAGATAGTCATTATAGTAGAGTAGGTGCTGCTAATACTGAAGTTGTTACCGTTTTAAAAACTAATGCAACCTATACCGCTGGCGTAGGAACAAATATTGTTTTAGTTGATAGTGTATCTGGACTTCTTGCTGGAGATACATTAGTTAGTGGATCTGTTTCTAAAGTTGTAACTTCAATCGCTTCAACTTCAGTATCTCTTGCTTCCACAATTGCCTCTGCAATTACTGCAGCAGCTGCTGTTAATTTTACCAGAGTAACTGGTGGCAATAATGCAAAAGTTTATGGTGTTGCTGAAGGTGGCATTTCTGCTGCGTCAGGAACCTCCTATGCGCTAACTCATGAAGGATGGGTTGGAATTCACACTTATATTGACAGTGATGGAAATCTGAGAGTGAAAAATGAAGTTCTTGTTGCCATGTCTGGAATTACTACTGGCAATACTCCTACTTATCCACCAGTTTGATAATTTATGATATTTAATGAGTTGAATTCTGACAATTTTCTTTTGTTCGCCATTAAACATTATGAAAATCCTCAAGCAGTAACAAAAGAAGATTTTGAGAAAGATTTAAATCATTTCAAATATATCAAAAGGCTTTTGAAACGATATAAGAACACAGGTGAGCTAAAAACTCACCTTATTCTTAATCATTTTATTATTCTGTATAATATTTTTGGTGAAGCAACAACGCCAATGTTATTTTTTAAAATTGAAGAAGAATTGTGGGAATCTATGAAAACTTTTATTGTTTTTTTAGATAAACTCCCGGAATATCCTAGATGTTATATTCATGAAGTGAAAGTTGATGAAATTTGTTTATCCGAACTTAAAAAGGTTTACAATGGATTCCAAGAAACTTGATAGAATTATTTCGATAATAAAGGAGCAAATGGTTGCGAATGCTCCTGGAAGTTCTGGTGGATTCTCTGGTTCGGCAGATTCAAAAGGACCTGTTGCTGGATTTGATCCTGTTATGAAATTTGATGGTAGAAGTAAGGTTGCAAAAAGACTCCCTCCCCCATATCGTGCGGATTTAATTAAAAAGAAAAAGAAGTCAACCCCATAAACGCCATGTTCGGTCAAGACTCAAAAATTAAAGTTGCAGTTCTTGAAGAAAGAGTTAGAATTCATGAAGAAATGGTTGAGCGTGTAGATGCTGCCATTCAAACTTTAAGTGAAACGAATCAAAATATTTGTAAAATGCTTGCTGTACATGATGAAAGAATTTTTAACTGTGCAAGAAATGATGAAGATACCAATGAAAAGATTGGGAAACTTGAAATAAAGGTTGAAGAATTGTTTAAATTTAGATGGATGGCAGCTGGTGTCATTGCAATTTCTTTACTCTTTGTTCCATTTGTAACAGATTTTATAACTTCCACATTAAATTCAATTACAGAACAAGTAAAAAATAAATAATTGAGTGTTGGCAGGTGCTGCCATGAAAACTAAAAAGAAACTGTCTGTTTATTCTCTCCAAAAAATAACAAACTCTGTTATAAAATGGACAGGAATTATGACGTATTTTTGTCTTGACAAAGCACGATAGTCTGATAGAATAGGTAAACCTTCAGGGTTTGATTATGGATTATGTTGATGTTAAATACATCAATCTGATTTCTGCACGATTTCAAAAGTTTAAAAGAGTAAAGAATAACCTTTATAATTTTAGATGTCCTATTTGCGGAGACTCACAGAAAAATAAGAGTAAAGCGAGAGGATATCTGTATCAAGTTAAAAATAATACTAACTTCAAGTGTCATAACTGTGGAGTTAATATGTCTTTTAATAATTTTTTAAAACAAATCGATACAGTAATCCATAAACAATACACTTTTGAAAAATTTAAAGAAGGACACACTGGTAGAAACTTTACGGTAGATGAACCAGTCTTTCAATTTGAAACACCAAAGTTTAATCCAAAATTAGATTTACCTAAAGCATCAGAAAATCCTGACGCAAGAGAGTATCTGGTAAAAAGGAAGTTAAATCCGGATAAATTTTATTATACCGACACTTTTAAATCGTGGACAAATTCTATTAAGAATGTCTTCGATGATACAACTAAAGATGAACCTAGGATTATAATCCCACTGTTCTATCAAAATACCCTTGTTGGATTTCAAGGAAGAGCACTTGGTTCTAGCAAGATTAAATATATTACTGTGATGCTTAACGATGATGCACCAAAAATCTACGGACTGGATAACATCAGAAAAGATGCTACAGTCTATATTACAGAAGGACCTTTTGACAGCACGTTCATTCGCAACGCGATTGCTATGTGCGGAGCTGATGCTGATGTTAGTAAGTGGGGGATTAGCAATCCTGTTTGGATTTATGATAATGAACCACGAAACGCAGAAATTACAGCAAGAATCTCCCGCACCATTGATAGAGGAGAAAAAATCGTTATCTGGCCCTCTAGTATAAAAGAAAAAGATATTAATGATATGATTTTGTCTGGACTGGAGGTTCAGTCTGTGATAGAATTGAATACATATTCTGGATTAGAAGCAAAACTTAAATTTACTACTTGGAAGAAAATATGAGTAACGGCACCAAAGTACAAAAGCGTGATGGGAGAATTGAATCTCTTGATTTAGATAAGATGCATTTGATGGTTGAAGAGGCATGTAAGGGTCTTGCAGGCGTCTCTGCGAGTCAAGTTGAAATGAAGTCGGGAATTCAATTTTATGATGGAATTTCTACTGGAGAGATTCAGGAGATTTTGATTCGCTCTGCTTCTGATTTGATTGATTTGGATCACCCAAATTATCAGTATGTGGCTGCTCGTCTTCTTTTATTTGCTGTGCGTAAGCAACTTTATGGGAAGATGAAGGAACTTCCCACTCTGGAGCAGCATATTATTGATTGTGTATCTACAGAGGTTTATGATCATGATATCTATAACAAATACTCTCAAGAAGAGATTGCAAAGGCTGATAGTTATATTGATCATGATCGTGACTATCTCTTCACTTATGCGGGTTTACGTCAGGTCGTTGATAAGTACCTCGTGCAGGATAGAAGTGGTGGTGGAGTATATGAAACTCCACAGTTTATGTACATGATGATTGCACTGACTATCTTTGCAGAATATCCAAAAGAAACCAGAATGTCATACGTCAGGAGATACTATGACGCAATCTCAAAGCACAAAATCAACATTCCTACCCCCATTATGGCAGGCGTTAGGACACCACTTAGACAATTCGCTAGCTGTGTTCTTGTTGATGTTGATGACACCCTCGATAGTATCTTTAGTAGCGATATGGCTATTGGCAGATACGTTGCACAAAGGGCGGGCATCGGTATCAACGCAGGTCGAATCCGTGGTATCAACAGCAAAATACGAGGTGGCGAGGTTCAGCACACGGGTGTTGTACCGTTCCTCAAAAAGTTTGAAGCGACTGTCCGATGCTGTACTCAAAATGGCATACGCGGTGGATCCGCCACCGTCCACTTCCCCATCTGGCACCAAGAAATCGAAGACATTCTAGTACTAAAAAATAATAAAGGAACCGAAGACAACCGTGTCCGCAAGCTTGATTACTCAATCCAAATTTCTAAGTTGTTCTATGAAAGATTTATTCAAGATGGTGAGATCACGCTTTTCTCTCCACATGATGTCCCTGGACTTTATGATAGCTTTGGACTCCCTGAGTTTGATACTCTCTACGTACAATACGAGAAAGATTCGTCCATTAAGAAAAAAACTCTTAAGGCGCAAGAACTCATCCTTAACCTTCTTAAAGAACGTGCGGAAACGGGTCGTATCTACTTGATGAATATTGATCATTGCAATTCACACTCTTCATTCAAAGATAAAGTTAACATGAGTAACCTCTGTCAAGAGATTACTCTACCAACAGATCCTCTTCAGCATATTGATGATGAGCATGGTGAAATTGCATTGTGTATTCTTTCTGCCATCAATGTAGGTAAAGTCAAGTCCGACGAAGAACTAGAAGAACTTTGTGATCTTTCTGTTCGTGGACTTGATGAGTTGATTGACTATCAAAAATATCCCGTAGCGGCGGCAGAAATCGCCACCAAGGCACGTCGTTCCCTTGGTATAGGGTTTATTGGTTTAGCGCATTATTTGGCAAAACTTGGATTTAATTATGATTCTCAAGAAGCGTGGGACGCTGTTCATGGACTTTCCGAATCATTCCAATATTATCTACTGAAAGCATCTAATCAACTTGCTAAGGAAAAGGGATACTGTGAATACTTTGGACGCACCAAGTATTCTGATGGTATTCTTCCAATTGATACATACAAGAAAGATGTTGATGAGATTACCTCTCAGGAGTTAGTGCATGATTGGGAAACTCTTAGAGCATCAATCCTGGAGCACGGTCTCCGACACAGCACTCTGTCCGCACAGATGCCATCGGAGAGCAGTTCCGTTGTGTCAAATGCAACCAACGGAATCGAACCACCTCGCGGATACATGTCCATTAAGAAATCAAAGAAAGGACCTCTTAAACAGATTGTTCCGCAGTATCATTCCTTGAAGAATAATTACACCTTATTGTGGGAAATGTCTGACAATAAAGGGTACATACATGTAGTGTCTGTAATGCAAAAATTCTTTGATCAGGCAATATCTGGTAATTGGAGTTACAATCCAGAGAATTATCCTGATAATGAGGTTCCAGTTTCTGTGATGGCAAATGACTTTTTGACTACATACAAATACGGGTGGAAAACTTCTTACTATCAAAATACTCATGATATGAAAAATGATGAGGTAGTAGAAGAGAAACCCAATCTTCAAGATTTGCTAAGTGAGTTAAGTACAGTAGAGGAGGGAGAGTGTGAATCCTGTGCAGTTTAAGATTTCTTCATCAGAAGAACCCCAAACACATATTAAAGGAATGACAGTTTTTAATACGGAACAGGTGAATACGAAAAAACAACCAATGTTTTTTGGAAAACCACTTGGAATTCAGAGATATGATTCATACAAATATCCCATATTCGATAAACTAACCACTCAGCAACTTGGATACTTCTGGAGACCTGAAGAGGTTTCTCTTCAGAAAGATCGTGGAGATTATCAAACACTTCGTCCAGAGCAAAAGCATATCTATACTTCTAACCTGAAGTATCAGATTATGCTTGATTCTATTCAGGGTCGAGGTCCTGGTATGGCATTCATTCCATACTGCTCTTTACCCGAACTTGAAGCATGTATGGAAGTGTGGGGATTCATGGAAATGATTCACTCACGTTCATATACTTATATTATTAAAAATGTATATTCAGATCCTAGTGAGGTGTTTGATAAGATTGTGACTGATGAGCGTATTCTGGAACGTGCTAAGAGCGTTACAGAGTCATATGATGACTTTATTCAATCATCTCAACAATATGGAGTATCCGATACATGGATGCATAATCTTGAAGGAGTCACATACGCAAAAGAAACACTCAACGATGTCAAACGAAAACTGTACAGAGCAGTCGCAAACGTTAACATTCTTGAAGGTATTCGCTTCTACGTTAGTTTTGCTTGTAGTTTCGCCTTTGGCGAACTTAAGCTTATGGAAGGATCCGCTAAGATCATCTCTCTTATCGCAAGAGACGAAAACCAACACTTAGCAATCACACAGAACATCCTGAACAAGTGGAGGGATGGTGATGATCCAGAAATGAAGCAGATCATGAAAGAAGAGGAGGAGTGGACGTATGCTATGTTTGATCGTGCTGTAAACGAAGAAAAGAGATGGGCAGATTATCTGTTCAAAGATGGCAGCATGATTGGACTTAACGATAAACTTCTTCAGCAATACGTTGAATGGATTGCAAACAGAAGACTTAAAGCAATTGGGTTAAAGCCCCAATACGATATTGCAGCAAACAATAACCCACTTCCTTGGACACAGCACTGGATTTCTTCCAAAGGTCTTCAGGTTGCTCCCCAGGAAACTGAGGTAGAATCATATGTAGTTGGCGGAATCAAACAAGATGTTACCAAAAATACTTTCGCAGGATTCCAACTATGATGAATGGTGTGAACAGGAAATCATAAATGCCTACATCGAGGCAGCAGAATGCGATGAGTATTTGTTTGGAGATTATGACTATTGTAAAGAATGGGTAGGTATTAGTACATAGATAGAGGAGGTAACTCTCCTCTTTTTTAATGTCTAAAAATCAAATAAACAAAGAAGAACTTAAAGTTCGTATTTTAAAGTTAAAGGATAAACTTTACAGTGATCATATTCGTCCCGAAATGGATATGAAGGGACTCGCCCATAAATATCTCAACGAAGTCCTTAATATGATTGATGAGTACAGATATTGACTATGAAAACCCCTGGTATTTTGAAGGAACCCCTTTTTTATCTGAGAATATTAACGATAACTTCGGTTTTGTCTATCTCATTACAAATATACAAAACAATAGAAAATACATCGGGAGAAAATACTTTTGGTCGTTTAGAACACCAAAAGGAAAAAAGCGTAAAGTAAAATCAGAGTCTGATTGGAAAAAATATTATGGGTCTTGTCCGGAACTTAAAGAAGACATTATCAAGTTTGGCAGAGAAAATTTTAGTCGAACTATCTTATCATTACATAGTACAGTTGGCAAAACAAACTTCGAAGAAACGAGACAGCTCTTTACAAACAACGTACTTACAGAATCACTTGACGACGGAACACCAGCATACTACAATAGCAACATCCTCAGCAGGTACTTCCGAAAAGATTATTATGAACGCAACGACTGAAGATATCGTAGCACATATAAGAGAGTGGTCTCTGAATCGTGTTTCAGATACGAATGTATCTAAGGAAGACGCCCGTGCTATTATGGCTGAATTCTATGAGTGGATTGAACCAGAAGATGACGAACTTGAGATTGTTTCTTTGGAACCAGAATCTTGACAAAATCTAAATAATAACTTATAATGTATGAACCCACCTAAATGGTGGGTTTTTTCGTCATGAGATCTTGAGTGACATTTAGAGCCGAGGAAGGTGCCCGCTGAGAGGTTGGGTGTACCCCCCTTCTATTCGGATGTAGAGTTCAATTAATTTTAGTGCAAAACTTCTTTACTGTAGCCCTGCCCCTTCTGGCAACGGTTACAACCAATGCGGCAACACTGCCATTCGTCAACTATAAGATGCAGGGGCCTCCCCCTCCTTTCACAACTGAGAAATTG